TTCAATGGTGATTGCAACTTTAGCGAAGCCGTCAGCATCTTTGGCACCAAGCCATTTGCCGACTTCAGCACTACCTGTAGTTGCGCTAAATTCACCGTCTGCATCAAAATACGCAGCCGCACCAGCAGCAGGCGTCTCACCCGTTTTAATTTGGTCAGTAACCGCCCAACCACGAGCTAGAACAGCAACCTTAGAACCAAGTTGTACTTCGTCCTTGTGTGCGTTTAGGTGTGTCTGAGTAAGGTCTTTGTTGACAACATTGTTGAGTAGCATACCTGCGGCAAGTCCGTCTCCGGTTCCCGTTGGAATACCTACTACGCCTGCGCTGTCATCCATACCAGCGCCAGAAGCACTAGTAGTGTGAGTAACAATAATACCACGCTCAGCTACTTCATTCATAAAGTATGCAATTTGAACGCCATCGTTATAGTTACGGTCTGGTCGTAAAGCCATTAGTTTATTCTCCCAATGTAATGCCCATCTTGTTAGCCACGAATTTGGCTAAGTTGACTTGCATTTTTTCGTTAGAGGAAGCTTGTTCTTGGTCGCGCTGTACGTTAGCATCAACCTCTTCAGATGCTTCGGCATTTTCAAGGTCGGTCTCGTCGGCACTGGCTTCGCCAGCATCGTCGGTCTCTTCCTCACTACCTTCAGCAGATGTCTCTTCGGTCTCAGTAGCTTCTGTGGTCTGGACCTTTGCAGCTTCGATAAGAGTAGAAGCAATAGCCTCAAACTGCTCGTCGTTAAGATTGTCGAACTTAGCGACAGTCTCTTCTGCTTTAATTTTCTCAATCCCGCCATCAACGAGAGTAGAAGTACGACTTGCAGAAACCTTCTCGGCCTCAGCGGAAGCAGCAGCTTCACTTAGAGTCTTGTTAGCTTCGGTCAACTCAGCGACCTGTGCTTCCAACTCTTCAGTGCGAGCCTTAGCCTCTTCGTCCTTCTTCTTCTTCTTCTCATCTTCGTCGGTCTTAGCCTCAACAATGCCTTCTAGTTCAGCAATGCGAGCCTCATACTTCTCAGTACCAGCTTTAGACAAGTTATCTTCCAACGACTTCTTATCTGCCAAGGCAGACTCAAGCGCGGCTTTAGTCTCGTCAAGCTGCTTCTGGACTAGTTCAATACTCATATCGTTACTACCCTTAGTAATAATAGTTTGAGCAACCAGCGATTGGTTGCTATCTAATGATACACCAGCATCTTCTTCAAAGGGGTTTCCCTTACTACTTTCCTCAAAAACAAAGATGTTTTCTAGGCTAGCAGTACTGAAAATAATACTGTCAGAATTTGCGGGTTTCTCAACATAGCCCTTAGCAGTAAAGACCACATTCTGTAAGAAACGCCCTATTTTATGGCCATCAAATGTGCCATGACCCCCATAAGCACGTAGGTGCTGGGTGAGGTGAGCGCTCGCAGAATCACGCGGAACGATAGTGTGGCGGCCATCAGGTGATACTACAGCGTAGTCAAAACCTGCAAACAAGCACTCCATCGAAACAAACATTTCGCCTTTTTCAATCTTAGCAATGAGATTCTCAGTGCGCTTCTTTTTTTCCTCACATTGCCATGCGTTGTAAATGACAGCCGAATTACAGAGATGGAAGTGTTGAGGCAGCGAATCAGTAGGTGTGTCCTCAGGGATAAGATTACCGTCGAAGTCGATGGCCCAGGAGTCAATCATATGGCCGACAAGCTGATTCTCGTCGTGCTCTAGATTGGTTGGCTTATTCCGAGGGGTTTTTCGTGCGGCCCATACAGAGAGCTTTCCGAATACGTCATCGTTCTTGTTCCAGTTGGTGGTCACAAGGACGGACTTGGTCGGATACAGGTCATCAACACTAGCTTTACTGTACTCAGGCATACTTGCCAGAGACCGCTTCAGTGCTTCATGGTCTGCGTTTGACCACTTTTCTAGTTGTGAGCAGTAGGCGATGGAAGCGCTGGCTTTAATAGCTTCAGCAAGTCCCAGGTCAACCTCTGCCTTATATATTGGAATATCAGTCATCTTAATATTGATACACCTTTATTAGGAGAATAGACGTTTAGCGATACTTTGTGTTAAGTCCTTGTCTTCCTCTTCAACCTCTTCTGTGGGGTCTTTTTCACCTGCCACAAGGCGAGTCACCTTAAATATCCCGTTGTCTTCGTCGGACTCAATAGAGCGAACTTCCATACCGAAAGAATCGCCATCGAACCCACCAAAGAACTCAATAGAACTCACGTTTTTAAGCTTTTTGCCGTCGATAGTTGCGACAAGCTTCTTTTCGACAGTGTCGAACTCTAGGCTTAGTTTAGCCATTTTTATCGTCTCCATGATACTCAGCATAGGTTGCGGCCTGAATAGTTCGGACCTCCTCTACGCTTAGTTTTCTGTTAAGCTCGCTAGAGCATGTTTTAATAACCTTCTCGTTCTTAATCAGGACATCCTCAGGAGCGGACCCCTGTAGAGTGGCCACGACCGTTGCCTGGGAAATCTCCCCAAGTGGGTCGTGACCCCATAGGACGTTTAATTTGATAGCCTCAGCGCTGACCCTTTCTGTTTCGGTTAGCTTCCTCATGTTCGACTTCTCACACATCTCAAGGATATATGGGTTGACAAACTCAGAAATGGCCTCTTGACTAGCTTTAGCCCATAGCTCTACAACGGCCTTAGACTTAGGTGTGAACCTTTTAGTCTTCCGTTTGGTTGTATCTTTAGAGTTCTTAGGACGGCCCTGACCAGACACCCCAGGCTTCTTAGCACCGGGCTTACCAGCGCCTCCTGGTGTTGGGGGCTTCATCTTGATGGCAGGTTGCTCACCCTTTTTAGGCTTGGGTAAGTCAAGTCCTGCCTGCGACGGTGTGATGGCTCCGCTCTGGGCGAATACCTTCTTGAGTGTGATGTCGAACTGAGGGTCGTGGAAAGCGCCAGCCTTAGGTACGTCACGACCAGCCTTACGGTCTCTAGCCTCGCGGTTGATACGAACCTTCTCCATCTCTGGGTCGTGCTTGAAGTGCTCACGAAGTAGTTCGTCACTGATAAGGTTGCGGTCTGCTAGTTGGACCATCAAAGCCATAGAAGATTGTGTGTCTCCTAGATTTGGGTGGTCGAACTCAAGCTTTGCAGGAAAGCGGAAGCCCATAGCCTTCTGGACCTTAACAAATTCAGCCTCCCAGAACTCTCTAAGAACTGAGCGACCGTAATCTAGCCTGTTAATAAGTGTCTGCAACGACACAAAATTATTAGTAGTGCCACCAGCCCCGCCGGTTCCAGTAAGAGTGGGTGGAATACCAAGCCCAGCATAAATTGCCGCAAGTGTAGGTTCATATTTGCCAGCCCCTAGAAATTGATGAACATTAGTAGAAGTTTCAATCAACTCAATATCAGGCCCCCAAATCATATCAAGAGTACCTACTCCAGTATGGGCTTGCAGCATACCAGCGAGCTTAGTTGCTGCTTCTCTGGTTGGTGCGATTGAGTGCTCCAAGCTACCTAGCTTGAAGATACGGATATTAGAGATGGCTCCATCCAAAGCGGCGACATCAGCCAGCTTCAACTTCTCTAGAACAAAAATATCGTCCATGACTGCGTAAATCATAGGGAAGGCCCATGGCTGCCAGTCGTCTTTCTTATAGTGAAGGACGGTGGTCTTATCTGGGTCTAAGAGCATAGCTTGGTCTGTTCCGACAGCAGCAGCGTCCTTAATATTCTTAGGAAGCTTAGCAACGATTGCCGCTTCCGCAGGATTTTGAGGAGACCTAATCGCCCTTTTAAGATTGTCTGGTAACTTGATACCGTAGATGGGCTGACTCACAAATGAAGACAAGGGACCACCGACAACATCAACAATCAAAGGGTCAATCATCGTATACTTCCAAGGAAGCACTCGATTAGCTACCTTGGTCAACTGAATGTCCATATCAATCTCGTCCTTAGCCATAGAGCGCTCAAACTTTAGCTGGTCCTTCTTAGACAGCTTAGCGGTTTGGGTGTTCAAGATGGCGACGGCTGAACGGAACAGGTTGTTTGCAATTCGCTCAGAGACGAACGGCATACCAATCTGACGCGCCCACTTACGATAGAACTTTTCTATTCGCTTGTTGGGGTGTACTATCCTAACTCCTTGGCAGGTAAAATCGCCCATTAAATCAACGATATTACGAATAAGACCCACGCGCTGATAGATAGAATCAGCCACAGACAAAATCTCTTTAATCTTACGAGGAACAGCCTCGTCTGGCCTGTGCAACTCATAATCCCTACGAGTTAAGCCGGGGCGACCGCTTATGTCGGTACTTAGATTGCTATAGTTTTGTCTATGAGAGAAGTGGGCTGTAGTACGAGAGACTATTTGGTACTCTTCGACTGCCTCACTCATCTTCTCAAAAGCCTTAACCTTATCTGCTTGGCTATCTAGTAGGTCGCCATCCCAAGACACGTAATTGGGTTCGTACCCATGTGTCTCGCCTGATAAAGCTTGCTTCTTAGTTTTGCTTGGTTTTCTTGTCATTTATTCACAATGCAATTGATAATGGTATTGATTCGGGTGACAATAGTATTATACACCGCGATTGACTGACTGCCCAATAAATCCTGAATTCATTGGCTTAGTATACCAGTCTGGCCCTGTGTATAAAGCACCATCCCCTTCTTTTT